GCGAAGGCAGGGTAAGACGCCGCGCCGTTGTACGTGATGTTCTTGACCGCCTCGTAGCCAGCCGCCCGCGCAAGCTGCGCTTCCAGGCTGTCCAGCCTCAGCGCCAGCGAGCGATTGCCCACGTCGCCAAGCACGCCGCCGATGGTTGGCACGCCGGTCGTGTTGTCGATCGTGCCAAGCTGCTGCTCTACCATGTAGGCCACAGCAGCGGGGAGCGACACGCCATCATCGGGGGCCGCTGCTTCGGGCCATGTGCCTACCGGGTCAGTCTGTTCCACGCCATTGATGATTGCAGGCATGTGTCAACCCCTTCCCGCGATGGTCGCGCCCCAGGTGCGCAAGTCCGTGTTGGTGTAGGCCAGCGTCACCACGTCGCCGGGTTGCAGGTACAGCGGCGCGGCCGGCTGCCACACAAGGCTAGTCGCGCTGGTCGCGCTGGGGTCAACCTTGTACAGCACAACGTCATACGCCGCGCCTAGCGCGCTGTCCAGCGTGAGCGTCAGGTTCTCTGCCGTCGTGGGCGCTGCGCTGAACTTGATCGTGACGCTGTTGAGGTCAAACGTTGCGCCGGCTGGCACCGTGTAGCTGAGTGCAACCGCCGCAGCGCCGGTAGCTGATACTTGAAGATTTGCCATGCTACGCTCCTGCCTCGCCTATTGACTGGCGTGGCTGGGTGGGAAGCCTGCCCCTCCGGCGTTGGGTAGGAGGAAGGTCCGCCGGAGGGGAGGCTGTGAACTTGGTTAGTCGGTCGATGCCGTCCAGTTGATCTGCATCGACTGCTCGGCCACCGCGTTGACCACCCAGATGGGGCCAACGAGCTGGAACGTCGCGCCCGTGATCGCCTCGGTGATGTTGGCAGCATTGTCCTGCAACACCAGGTTGAGGTCAGGCCCGATGGTGCCGGTCGAACCCGTGATCAGGTCCTTGATCGCCAAGTCCTCAGCGCCTTCGGTCCAGATGGTGCCGTTGTACACCTTGATTCGGGCGCTGGCCGTGGTGCGGCACTCAATAGCGCCCTGGTCGAAGTTGCCATAGATGTCGAAGTTACGGATCACCGCATCGTCGCAGCCATCCAGCGCGATGGCCGTATCGCCGCCGTCGCCAGCAGCGCCAATCACCCGCAGGCCGTCAATCAGCAGCCGGTCGGCGTTGTTGACGGTCACGATGATATCGGTCGCCTCGCCGATCACGTCGCGATACTCGCAGTTGAGCAGCTTGCAGTCCGCACCGCTGATCTCAACAACGCCGGTCGTCGCGTCGATTCCGCCTAGGAAGAGGATGTTCTCCACGCTCACGCTGGCCGCTGCCAGCTTGAAGTCGGCGGCCACCGCTGTGGTGAAGGTGAAGGTCGGTCGGTCAGCACCCCAGCCCAGGCCCACGACCTTGATGCCAGCCTTGTCGATGTCAACGCCGCTGTCTGCAATGATGGTCTCAGCATGGCCAGGCATGACGTAGATTACATCGCCGTTGTTGGCCGTGCAAAGGCCCACAGCATAGTCCAAGGTCGCGCACGGGGCATCGGGGTTCTGCCCATAGCCCGCCGCATCAACGCCGGTGCCGCTGTCCACAAACCAGATGTCACCGGGATGCGCCACCAGGTCGGAGATGGTGAACACGCCGCCCGGCTGTACACGGTTAAAGAGGGGAGTTCGGGTTGCCATAGTAGGTTAGTCCTTCGCGGATTTTAACCGCTGTGAGGATTGACGCCCGGCCCACGAGCAGCCGGGCTAGTTGTTACGCCTGACCGCTCAGCAGGGTCGCCCCAGCGTAGCGCGGGTTGTAGAGGAAGTAGATCACGTTGGTGAAGTTGCCTGCCACGCTGGCGCCGCCAGTCACAAGCTCCACGAACTTGTAGTCGTAGCCACCTTCGGGCAGTTCGTCAGCACCGATGTCGATCAGGTAGTAGCTGGTGGTGTTACCACCGACGGCTGACGTGGTGATCAGAGCACCAGACGCAACAGCGGTCTGCTTGACCCAGGTGTCCGCAGTCGTGCCAGGCGTCACATCTTCCAGCGCCCACCAGTTGGGGATGGCGTTGACCGTGTCCTCTGTGCCGGCAGTCGCAGCGGTCGCCTTGTGGAAGGTCAACGTGTCGTTGTCCGCGTTCGCCTGGTAGATCGTCACCAGGATCGCCACGCGCTGATAGTTCTCCAGGCTGACGCGGTCTGCGGAGTTCGCAGCGTTGCCCAAGCCGTGGGAAAGGCCGGGAACGATCTTCACTTGCTCAGGAAAATACAGGTTCATGGTTGTTACCTCGCTTCCAGCACGACGAACGGGGAGACCGCCGCGCCGCCGTTGAATGGCGTTAAGGTGCCGTTCCACTTCGACTGGCCGTCCACGCGCCAGATGAAGCGGAAGCAGTTGTCAGCCGTGGTGAAATTGACGTGCATCGAACTGTCAGACCGGATGCCGCCCTTCGTGATCATCTGGTATTGTTTCAGGTCGACAAAGCAAATGTCGCCCAAGTCACCCAGGTTGTCGCAGTACTCCACGGGCAGCACTGGCCGGCCCATCAACGTGCCGTAGGGCGCTGCGCTGATCCCGCCAGGAGGCTGGAACAGCACCGCACCGCCCGTGCCAACGTCTACGCTCAGTTGGAACAACTGCGGCCACACGTCCTGACTGATCAGCCACACAGCCTGCGAGACCGACGGCGCCCACATCTGGCTGTACATCTTCCAGATGTTCTTGGCCACCACCGTATCCGCAGCCTGCCCCACTTCCTTCGAGACCGTGATCAGCGCAGGGTTGGTCATAAAGCCCGCGGGCATACCTGCGCCGGTGCCGTTGACGATGGCGTCCTCGACCTTGAAGCGCAGTTCATCCGGCAGATTGTTGATGATGTAGCTTTCCAGCGCCGGAGCGTCAGAGAGCATTTCGTCAGTAGCGTACACCAGGCCCATGACCGAACGCAGCTTCAGTTCCATCTCACGGAACGCCGGCTTGCTGGCCGTGACGCTGACGCCTTCACTGCGCCAGTATGCCTGGATGCCGCCGCGCCGCGCGCCGTTGACCCGACTGGTCTCGTCTTCGCCGTAGAAGGTCATGCCGTTGGAATTGGCACTGACCGACACCATGTCAACCCGCTGCAACAGTTGGCCGGTGTTGTACACACGGCTCAGGATGCCGGGCTGGCGGTCGGTGTCCACCAGGAAGCCGCCCTCGGAGAACACGCCCGTGTTCAGGCCCAGCGGTACCTTGGTCGTCTCGCCGTGCAGGAACGCCGGCCCCAGCGCCTTGGTCACGTCGAAGCCGCTTTCGTCGAGCGGGTCGTTGCTCTTGAGATTGTCCAGCCGGTTGTCGCGATAGTTGTGCTGCGTAGCGCGAGCCACGGTCAGCAGGAATTCGCCAGCCGTTTTGAACGGTGGGCGATTGTCAGCCACCTCTGCCGGGACGGTTGCCTTTTCGGCAGTCCCCGGCAGGATGGGGCGTACAGGCGCAGCCGTGGGCTTCATGGCGTTCAAAGCATCAAGTTCGGCCAATGCCGCCTTGAGCGTCTCAGCCTCAGTCCGCAGGGCCTTGCCCTTGTCCAGTTCACCCGCTTCCAGCGCCACCTGCGCCTGAGCGAGCGTCTCAGCAAACCTCTCTTGCAAGGTCATTTCTATACCTCCAGTTTCAGAAGCGCAAGGCGCTCCATTTCGATCAGGATATTGTTGAGCGTTGGGTCGTCGTCCGGCTGACTGTTCTCCAGTCCTTGCGCCTTTGCGTCCTCGTCGCTCGTATTGCCATGCTCCGTTGCCGGAGCAGAGATCACAGATTTACCATCCGGCTCGTCCGCTTCGGGCGGCTCGGCATCGTCATAGCTTGCCCAGCGCACCAGGTCGTCGATGGTCTGGCGCGCCTCGCCCAACTTTTGCAGCTGGCGCTTTGATAGCCGGCGCCCCACCTTGCCAGCGTCGGCTATGTCGTCTGTCAACTCCAAACCCACCGCCTTGAACGCTGCCGCCACCTCGGCCACTGGTCGCTCCATCATGCGCGGCTCCGCTGGTGTTGGCGTCAAGGAAAGCTCGGCAATGGCCCATCGCTCGATGCGCCCGGTTTGGCGATTCACTTTGCGCGCGGCTGGCAGCGTGCCGCTGGACGTGCCCAGCACACCTTGCTCGATCAGACCATCGATGGCGTTGCGATACTGCGCAGCCATCGATAGCTGCGCCTCGTACCACAGGCCGATTTCGTCCTTGGCAAGCACATCCACCGGGCCAACCACTGCCGTCTTTAGCGCACCGTCTGCCGCGTGCTGGTACAGCAGCGGCAGCTTGCCCATCGCCTTGAACAGCGTCTCCAGGTCTTGCGTCTCTGGCGTGAAGAACTCGCCGGTCAGGTCGCGCTTCGTGGCATCGCCCCACAGCACCGCATAGCCGCCTACGCGATTGCCGCCCAGCGCCTTGACCGCTGCCATGTCGATTGCCTTCAGCGCGATGCTGCGTTCCTCTGCCCAAGCCAGCGCCGTATCAGGTAAGCCGCTTGTCCACCCATAGCGCTTGGCGATGACAATGATCTTGCGTCGCACCTGGTCAGGATTGGCAGCTTGCCCGGCGAGGCCCCAAGCGTCGGCTACGTCAGCAGGGCCGGCAATAGGAAAAGATTGATCAGGCCCGGCAAAGCCGCCGTCGATATCGCCGGCCGCCAAATCGCGCCGTTCCTGCGCCGTCCATTTGCGCTTTGTTGTGTCTGTCATCGTTCCAACTCCTCAGTTATTCGCCGCGCGGCATCCTCAAACTCTGCCTCGATTTGCGTCTTATGCGACAACACGCTTTCCTCCAGTCGCCACCAGCGACCACGAAAGGGTCGCCCCTGGTTGTTGCCGATAACCCATCCAGCATATTCGACGTTCGTCCCGACAACGCCCTGCACGTTTGTGCCTACCTTTTGCACTTCGCTGGCTGCGCCCGAAGCGCCGCCAACCATCGATGTCAGGCTGCGCCCCAGGAGCATCGTGCGCGTGTACCACGAATAGGGCACCGGCGGCGGATAGGACGGCATCCGGCCCAACTCGCCAGTCACCGCGCGGTACATCGCCCGGTATAGCTCGCGCTGGATGACGGGATGCGCGTCGCCGAACTTTGCGCGCAACTCAGCAAGCCCTTTGACGGTGACAGTAAGCGCCATTAGCCACCGCCTCGCATCGGACCCGGCCCCCGTTGGCGCGAGCCTGGCTTGCTGAGCACGGGCACTTCGCTACACCGGCAGCGAACGTGCGCCGGCATCAAAAGCATTTCGCCAGTCTCAGGGTGCATGTAGCCGGGCGATTGCAGGCTGCGCTGCTGACCGTGAAGAGGGCGGCAAGTAGGACATGTTTTTTCGTCCCTTGCTGTTCTCCATTCCCCGCCCACAATCCCCGCATCGATGTCAATGTTGGCCTGGCGCCATGCCATCTCATTCGCCATTTGATACAGCCTGGTGACTTCTGTCACCCCGATGGCTTCCGCTCGCACCGGGTTGTTAAAAATCGGCGTAAGCTGGGAGATCAAGTCCGGCATCGGCGCGCCGCTGGCAATCCAAGATGAAATTGTACCTTGCAACTGCGCTTGCGTCGTTGCCGTCAAATCGGAGATCAGCCCATAGCCGTACTGCTGCGCCCAAGCAAGAACTTGCTGGTTGACTAGCTGCCATTCGATGCCAATCGTACCAGCCGCCGAGGTCGCCAAGGTCGTGGCGGCCGCGCTCAGCGCCGGCACAACTCTGGCTGTCAATCGCTCCTGGAACCTGGTACGCCATGCCGCGTCAAACGCTTCGTCTGGCCCAACAACACCATTAGCAATCTGCCCCACCGTGCCGCCATCGGTGTGG